TATGGCTTTAGATTCTTTAAAACAAGGATTAGAAAAAAAAGAACAATGGGCAGTTAAATTATTTTTTGAATACTTTTATGGTAAACCACAACAAAGAGTAGATGTAACTACAAATGATGAAAGCCTTAATATGCCTTTAATAAACTTTGTAGATTCTGAACCTCAATAGTAAATATAAAGCACTTTTTAATTCTGATGCTAGATACTTTATAATAACTGGTGGTAGAGGATCAGGTAAATCATTTGCAGTAACAGTATTTCTTACTTTACTTACTATGAGTAAAGGTATAAGAATACTATTTACAAGATTTACTATGGTATCAGCACACTTATCTATTATACCTGAATTTTTAGAAAAGATTACATTATTAGGATATGAAAAAATATTTAATGTAAACAAAGCAGAAGTAGTAAACATTAAAAACAATAGTGATATATTATTTAGAGGTATTAAAACATCAGCAGGAAATCAAACTGCAAGTTTAAAATCATTACAAGGTATATCTACCTGGGTGCTTGACGAAGCAGAAGAATTGATAGATGAAAATATATTTGATACAATAGATTTAAGCATTAGAGAAAAAAACACACAAAATAGAATTATACTTGTACTGAATCCTGTAACTAAAGAACATTGGATATATGATAGGTTCTTTCAAGACAAAGGCGTAGAAGCAGGTTTTAATGGCGTTAAAGACAATGTATGCTATATACATAGTACATACCTAGACAACATAGAAAACCTTTCTAAGAGCTTCTTAGAACGTATTAAAACGATAAAGCATAGAAACTTTAAAAAATACCAGCATACTATAATGGGTGGCTGGTTAGATAAAGCAGAAGGTGTAGTATTTGATAATTGGAGTATAGGTGAATTTAATCCAGATGGATTGCAAACGTCTTGTGGTATGGACTTTGGATTTAGTGTTGATCCAGATAGTTTAACAGAAGTAGCAATAGATAAAAAGAAAAAGAAAATATACCTAAAAGAACATATTTATAAAAACGGTTTAAAATCACAAGAATTAGCACAAGTAATATTAGACAAGGTAGGTAATAAACTAATTATAGCTGATAGTGCAGAACCACGATTAATAGCAGATTTACAACATTTAGGAGTTAATATAAAGCCTGTAAAAAAAGGAACTATTGAAAGTGGTATTACTCGTATGCAAGATTATGAGATAGTAATAACACCTGAATCAACTAATATTGCTAAAGAACTAAATAACTATGTTTATGCAGATAAAGGTTCTAAGTTGTATGTAGATTCTTATAATCATGCAATAGATGGTGTAAGATATAATATTATATATCATTTAGATAATCCTAATTATGGTAAGTATTTTGTGCAATAAAAAAGAAAAGCGACCTAAGTCGCAATCCTCACAAGTATATGAAAACGTGCAAATATAACATTTTAAACTAAATATTAACTTTTTCTATTATATATTATGAAAATCAAGGTAAAAAAAGAAGGTAAAAAAAAGGAGTATAAATTAATTGAAAGCTGGAGTGATGTTACGTTAGAAAAATGGGTAAAATTAGCAGAACTAAAAGGACTAACTAAAAGCGAAGAAGCAAAAGGTCTAATAACTGCTTTATCTGATATACCTGAAAAGATTGTATCACAATTACAGATACAGGATGTATCAAGTATATTAAAAAGAATAACGGAATTACAAGTTGGTAGAAATTTAAACTTGCAAAAGATAATAAAGGTAGATGGTAAAGAATATGGTTTTAGACCTGATTTAGAAGAAATAACATTAGGTGAATATGCAGATATAGAAACAATGATAAAAGATGGTACTGAAAAAAACATACATAGAATAATGGCAGTTTTATATAGACCTATCAAACTTAAAAAGAATAACGCATATATTATAGAATCGTATGATGGTAAGATAGATGTAAGAGCAGAAGAATTTAAAAAGATGAATGCAGAACAAGTAGAAAGTAGTATGCTTTTTTTTTGGAATTTCGTAAGCAGGTTGTTAAAGATTTTGCCATTATATTTGATGGAACAAGTGAAGGAAATGAAAAAGCAAACACAGGAGAAAGTTTTGCTGAAAAATGGGGTTACTTTGGATTAATGTATAGATTATGTAATGCAGATATTTCTAAATTAGAAAAAATAACTAAACTAAATTTATTAGAAGCATTTACATGGCTTAGTTATGAAACAGATTTAAGTTCAACAAAACAAGTAAATATAAATGGCAATAACTAACAAAACATATAACAACTTAATTGATAAGTTAAAAGATATTGGTAATAAGCATGAGCAGATAAGCACAGTAACTGTTGGTGATATATTTGATATAGATTTACAAAAAAACACTAAGTATGCTTTGATGCACATAAATCCAGTAAATGTAGTTACTGCAAGATATGGTTTAACATATAACTTTCAAATATTTGTAATGGACTTAGTAGAGCCTGATAATTCTAATGAGCAACAAGTGTATAGTACAGTATTACAGATTTGTGTAGACCTTATTTCAATATTTAGAAATAGTAAATACCAGGCAGAAGATGGTAATGATATAAATGATCCTATTTATTTTACAGAAGGTGATTATACTTTAGAGCCATTTACTGAAAGGTTTGACCAGGCTGTAACAGGCTGGGTATTCCAAATAGGAGTTACAGTAGATAATAGCTTTCAAACTTGTAATATACCAATGGAAACTTAATAATGTTTAAAATAAAAATAGGAAAATTAACAATACAACTAATACCACCAAAAATAACTTATGGATTATAACGATATATTAGAACAATTAGAAGCAATAAGTATTAAGTTAGAAACTTATAATGACTATCCAGAAAGTGCTACAAATAACGCTAAAAGAGCAAGAAAATGGAAAGAAGAAAATGGTAGTGATTGTGGTACTAGAGTTGGATGGACAAGGTCAGCACAATTAGCAAATAGAGAAAATATAAGTAGAGATACAATAGCACGTATGGCTTCATTTAAAAGACACCAACAACATAAAGACGTTCCTTATTCAGAAGGGTGTGGTGGTTTAATGTGGGATGCTTGGGGTGGTACAAGTGGTATAAATTGGGCAATAAACAAGCTAAAGCAAATAGATAAAAAATAATATCATGCAAAAAAAATATAAAATAAAAGATTTTAAAAGTATTAGGTATAACTTAGAAGAACACGAAGAAAGATTAACTAGCGAATTAACGCTACAAAAGAAATGGTGTAAAAGTAATGTAGAATGGTGTATTATTACAAGTGTAGATGGTTATGAATACAAAGTGAAGTTTGATAATTTAGAATTAATAAAAAGAAAAAAAACAAAACTAAAAGATAAAAAATAATTATGGCAAATTTAACAACAACAATTTCTGAAAGCGTAACGCTAAATGGTGCGACTAGAGGAACAACAAACACAATAACAACTACTGGTGTTGTAGATGTATTTGAAAGAATACTAACTTGCTCACATAGTCAAACTACAACAATAGCAACTTTTGGTTCTTCACCTCACTCATCAGCTGGTGCTTTAGATGTTGAAAACTGTAAATACTTACGAGTTACAAATCTTAGTACAGATCAAGACATGATGGTTGCTTTTGTAACATCAGGAACTAATTATCAAGTTACAGTAAGAGCAGGTGGCTCACATATTTTATTTCAAGCAGAAGATGGAATATTAGGTGAAGCTGATTCAACTCCAGCATTTAGTGGTTTAGCAGATATAGTAACGGTTCAGGTAAGACCATCAGCTACAACAGATGTACAAGTAGAAATATTTGTTGGTCTTGTATAATGAACACATCTAATATAGAAAGGTATTTAACTAGCTTAGGTAAGTATTTGGTTAAACAATCAAGAGCAAACCTAACTAGAAAGAAAAAGAATGTAAATAAAGCATTATACAATTCTATTAAATTTAAAGTTGATACTGATGTTGATGGATATTCTTTAAAGATTTTTATGTTAGATTATGGTACATTTGTAGACAAAGGAGTAAGTGGAAACAAAAAGATACAAGAGTACACAACGTATGATGGTAGAAAAGTAGAAAGTCCTTTTAAATATAGAAGCAAACAACCACCTGCTGGTATATTAGAAAAATGGATAAGAGCAAGAAAGCTGAAAGGTAGAAATAGTGAAACTGGTAGATTTATTACTAATAAATCATTTGCTTTTTTAATAGCAAGAAAAATAAAATTACAAGGAATTAAAAGTACAAGTTTTTTTCAAAGACCTTTAGGATTAGGCTGGAAAACATTTGGTGCAGAAATATTAAAATCATTAGAACAAGACATAATAGACACACTTAATTAGAATAAAATGGCAGCAAACGCAAATATAGTAATAGAACAAAAACCTTTATATCAATTAATGCCAGTAGCACAACCGATAATTTTTACAGTATCGGATAATACATTAGTGGCTACTAAAGAAAGAGTAAAATTTATAGCAGAAGTGTATGTATCAAAAGACCTTTCGGTATTTTCATCTAATCCATCTGATGTTAGGGTAGCTACTTTAAAAACAACACCAAATAATGCTGGTGTAGGAATGTTTGATATTAGACCAATAGTAGAAAGCTACGTAAAAGCAGAAAACTTAGCAAATGGTACAGATAGTGGTGCTTATAGTGGTACGGTATTTAGTACATTTAAAGGTGTAGAATTTAATATAGATAAAAAATTTCCTATACATATTATAGATCAATATTCATTAGCAAATGAAGTAGGGGTGTTTTTTACTGTTACATTTAAGATTGAATATTTAGATGGTAATGCAGTAGTAATAGATGATAATTTTAATGCTTCTTGTCCTGATTTTTATGGCTTTAATGGATATATAAAAAACGAACAAACATTAAATAGTAGTAGTGGTAATTTCGGTTTAAGATTAAATACTATATATGATAAAAAGGGTGATTACATAAGTATAATACAAAGAGATTTTACAAATTCAAGATTTATAAGTAAAGCACCATTAACACAATATGCAAGATTAAAAGATTACGGAACAGTAGCTATGTTTAATAGGTTAAGCAATTCAGAATTTGATTTTGAAACTGCACCTTTAGGAATTAATAATGCAATAGGTAAAATAAGAATAAAGCTATATAACGCATCAAATGTACAATTAGGTAGTGATATAGATATTTCAAATAATCCTGGTAATGGTGGTAGCCAGTTAGCAATATATAACGATATTAATAAACAATACATAATGTTTTTTGGTGTATATCCAGCTAATTTAGATGGTGGTTATATAAAAGATAATGTTTCCTATGGCGATTGGAATACACATAAAGCTAATGTAAGTTATTATACTGTACAAGCGTTAGACAATAGTAATAATGGATTAACACAAGCATATACTATTAATATAATTTGTGATAGTGGTAAAGGTTATGAGCCAATTAGATTAACTTGGCTAAATGAATTTGGTACTTGGGATTACTATACATTTAATCAAAAATCAATTAAATCATTAGGTACTAATAAAACTAGCTATACTCAACTTAGAGGTACTTGGAATGAAAGTAAATATGCACAATATGGTTATGATGGCGGTAAAAAGAATTTTACTATGAATACAACCGAAAGAATAAAAATAAATACAGATTTTTTAAATGATAGTGAAAGTGAATGGATAGAAAGCATGATGAATAGTCCTGAAGTTTATATAATTAATGATTTTTCATTTGACCAATTCACATCTTCTAGCATTGCAAGTGGTATAGTTAATAAATATGTAGAACCAATTATAGTTACTACATCTAGCTTTACAAGAAAAACAGTAGCTAATGATAAGCTAATACAATATACAATAGATATAGAAAGAAATAAAACACAAAGAACACAAGCAGTATAATGAGTACACAACTAATATTATATCCACAAGATTATAGGGGTTATAGCTTTACAACAAGTTATGTTTATAACGAATATGTGTCAGATTGTAATTTCTATCAAAATGGCTTTGGTGGTCTAACTAATGCTATACCGTGTGCAGATGGTAGTACTGTATTAGATTATCAAAACTTTGGTCAATTTTTGTTAAATCAATCAGGTTGGGCAATAAATCAGCCATTTGTGAATTGGATAACTTATAGGACATCACAATTTTGTAGTAGTGGGTTTGTGCCTACAACTGATGCTGAAATAACAAGTGCAGATAATTTAAAATTATATTCTAGTTTTGCACCAGTTGGATATACGGCTAGTATGTGTGGTGTTTATACTACGGTAACTGGACTTACAGTTGGACAAAATTATCAATTAAATATATCACATTATTCGCCACCTCATACTGATGGTGGTAGTTTTCAAATAGGAATAGCAGATGTGCCTAATTGTATAGGTGGTGGTACTACATTAAATATAGTAAATCAGAGTAGTACTGGTTTAAATAATTTTGTAGCTACACAAACAAGTATGTTGTTATTTGTAACTTATATAAATAGTATAGATAGTAATATTCAAATACAAAAAATAAGCATTAGAGAAACAGTAGGTACAGTTGATCCAGTTTATGATGATTTGAATGATGGGCAAGTAATATGTGATCTATATGAAGAAGAAGCTATACCGCTTACATTAAGTGTAGATAATTTTATAAATGCAGCAGAAAAAGTACAAAGTTATTCTAAAGATTTTGACTTACCTAATACTAAAAGAAATAACAGAATATTTACACATATTTTTGATGTTACAAAAGTAATAGCTAGTAACTACGACTTTAATCCTTATGCACAAACTAGAGCAGTATTAAAAGAAAATGGTGTATTAATATTTGATGGTTATTTAAGGTTATTAGAAATAAAAACAGAAAACGGTGAAATAAGCTATAATGTAAATTTATTTTCAACTGCAATAGCTTTAGCAGATGCTTTAAAAGATAGAAAGTTTCAAGATATAGATTTTAGCGAATTAGAACACGCATATAATCGTACTAATATTGTAGGTAGTTGGAGTACAAACGGATTAGTGTTAAATAATGGATTAAGTGCAGATAGTTTTGCAAATCCAGTAGGTGTTGCAGGGTGGACTTTTACTGATGTATTAAAATATCCTTTTGTAAACTGGGAAGGCAATGTGTTAATAGGTAATAATCCAGCAGGTAATTTAGGACCAGCACATAATGAACCTGAGTTAGAAAGTTTAGGACAAGCATTTAGACCGTGGATAAAAATAAAATACTTAATAGATAGAATATTTAACGATATTGGTTTTGAATATACATCAACTTTTTTTGATAGTGCAGATTTCGGTAAGTTATTTATGGACTTTAACTGGGGTAAAGACGAAACACCTAATTACGCAGATTCACAATTTAGTGGTAGAGGACCATACAGTACAGATAGAGCAACAGATGCTACTGCTTTTGCACCTGCATATTTAACCTCAGCTGGTTCTACAAATTTACCATCTAACTATAATACAAGTGGAACAACAGTTAGAGCATTTGAAAGTAGTAATAATGGCTCATTTTTTCAATGTAGTGGATTTATTAATTTAGGTAATGCACACGGAGGTAGTACAGAAACAGTAGATTGTAGATGGGCAGTTTATGAAACATCAACTGGTAATCCAGTTACAGATAATAATGGTATTCATAAAACCTTTGCTAATATATCTATGTCTATAAATGATAATTCACAAAAAAAATATAATTTTTATGTCAGTACAATATTAAATGATGATGAATGTATTAGACCTGAATTTTTTTCGTCAAGTACAGATATAATACAACCTAGAGAAGATGGTAATGGAGTTTTTGTTAACGCATCTCAAAGTAGTATTATAGGACTTTTCGCATTAACTTTAGTTAATCAAGCTAAATTAGAAATATCAAGAGGTGATTTGGGGCAATTTGATTTTTTAAAAGGCATTATGAATATGTTTAATTTAATAGCTATGCCTGATCCTAATGATAATGCTAAATTACTTATAGAACCTTATAAAGATGTATATGGATTTAGTCCTACGGTAGTAACACCACAAACACTTAATTGGACTAATAAAGTAAATGTAGACAAAATTAGCTTA